ACTATTATTGCATTGAGTAGGTTCAGATGAGCAAGTTCACAATATATGATCCAGATACAAATGAAATCATCATGGTTTTTGATGGTTCAGAAAGTGATGCTGCTTTAAATGGCTCTTACATTCAAGGTGAATATCCAAATAATCAATATACTATCGTTGACGGTTCACCAGTTAGAAAAGCGCAATCGGATATTGACCAAGCGGAAACAGATAGAGCTTGGACGATATTGCGAAATAGACGCAACGGCTACTTAACAGATAGCGACTGGACGCAAGCTTTAGACAGTCCTCTTAGTGACAGTAAAAAAACAGAATGGGCTACGTATCGCCAAACGTTGCGAGACTTGCCGTCAAACACAACTGACCCTACTAATCCAAATTTCCCAGATAAGCCATCCTAGACTTTGCAAGCGTATAAAAATACGCTACAATGCCAATGCATATGCTAATTTAACGGAGTCCCTAAAATGGCAACATTTAATAAAGTAAACGATTTTGTGAAAAATGCAGTTCACAATATGGATTTAGAGAGCGATCAAATAGCAATCGCACTATCTAACACTGCACCATCGTCAGAAAGCTCTGACCCTTCAGCAGATGGAAACGGTATCTTAGGTAATGTTACGCAAGTAGCATACACCAATTTATCATCTAGAAATGTAACTACATCGTCCTCTAGTCAAACTAGCGGTACATATAAGCTTGTTCTTGCTGACCTTACTCTTACTTCTTCTGGCGGCTCTACTGGGCCATTTAGATATGTTTACATATACAATGATACAGTGACTACTCCAGCAGATCCTCTTGTGGGTTACTATGATTATGGATCAGCATTAACTCTTAATGATGGCGATAGCTTAACAGTTGATTTCTCTGCGGCAAATGGTGTCCTACAAATAGCATAAGGTGAAACATGGTTGTTTTAGCAAATCGAGTTAAGGTTGCTACGGCTACAACTGGCACTTCCTCACCTTTGACTTTAGGTTCTGCGGAAAGTGGGTATCAAACATTTGCTGATGGTGGCGTCTCAGATCAGGACGTTGTTTCTTATGTAATTGAAGATGGTGCTAATTGGGAAATTGGACGTGGTATTTACACCCACAGCGGAACGACTTTATCAAGAAGTGTGATAGACAGCAGTAGTTCTGGGTCTGCAATAAATCTCTCTGGGTCTGCTGTAGTGTTTATTTCTGCAAATAAAGATGAAGTATACCATTATAGTTCAGTTACTATCACAACAGACCAAACGCTTGGCGCTAATGTGGAATTTGAAACAGGAAGTCAAACTGAAATAAACAACGGTGTCACCTTAACAATCCCAGCAAACTCAAGGCTAGTTGTAAACAACTTTATAGAAAAAAGACCACTTTAGGAGATTATCATGAGTTTAAAATTAAACAGTTCAAGCGGTTCTATAACTATATCGCCAGAGGACGGATCAGGTAATGTAGATGTCACTTTCCCGCGCTCTGGTGTACCTTCTGTGGCGTCAATTGCGGTTACGGTCTCAGGTGGAAACTTTTTGCTAGACGGAACGGCAAATCAAAAAGCAAGACTTACACCATCAGTAACATATCGTTTCGATCAAAGTGATGCCTCAAACTCAGGACATCCATTGTTGCTAAGTACAACGTCAGACGGCACTCATGGCGGCGGTAGTGCATTTTCCACTGGGGTGACTACTGTCGGAACGGCTGGTTCGTCTGGAAGCTATGTTGAGGTCACTTTAGAGCAAGATGCACCATACGACTTATACTATTATTGCTCTAATCATTCTGGCATGGGTGGCGGTATTGAGGTCAGCGCAAACAACTCCCTTACGGATTTTAGCGTTACTGCTACAGCAACTGAGCTAAATGTATTAGATGGTATCCCAGCCACTCTTACAGCGACTGAACTAGGCTATGTTGATGGCGTTTCATCGGCAATACAAACCCAATTAGATGCTAAAGTTGCCGCTACTCATACTGGGGATGTGGATATAACTGGTGAGCTAATTGTAGATAGCTACAATGAAACCTACGCAGCCGTTACATCTAGTTCTAATGCAACGACAATTGATTGTGAGGCTGGTAATGCTTTTAGCCATACGCTCACAGAAAACACTACGTTTACATTTAGCAATGAACCAGCAAGCGGAACTGCATTCAGCTTTAGTTTAGAGATAATTCAAGATGCGTCAGCGTCAGGATATACAGTCACATTTCCTACTGAAGTTGATTGGCCTAGCGCAACCACGCCAACGCTAACGGCCACCGCTTCAGCAAAAGATGTGTTTGTATTCTACACAAGAGACGGCGGAACAAACTGGTATGGATTTACGGCTGGGCAAGCATTAGGATAAGCGAATGAGCACTAAGAAAAAATTACTGCAAGCGGCGGCTGGAACGGCAGCGGCAGCAAGCGGTTCTAGCATCAATGACGTTGAAAGTCTTTTCCATACTTTTGTTTATGATGGTACTAGCCTTGGGCAAACAATAAACGCCAACTTAAATTTAGGTGACGATACTGAGGAAAAAGTTTCAGTTTTGTTAACTGGAGACAATACGTCTGATAGTGGGCCAAATAGTTTAACAACTACTGTCAACGGTGTTACTGTAGATACTGGAACAAAAAAGTTCGGAACTGGTTCGTTACGGTTTAATGGTCAAGCTACGATAACTGTTGACGATGAAAGTATATTACTAGGTTATAGAGATTTTACGATAGAGTTTTGGTTGAGAGTGGACAGCCTTGCGGCTCTTAAAGGTATAATGAATGTAGGTAATCCTAGCGATTATACTGATTATTCAGTAGGCATGTACTTTACTTCGAGTGGCGAAATAGGTGTTCAAGCGCGGAACTCTCCTAACGATAGTGGTGGGCGCAGCGCAAATACGCCAACTAATACAATTGCTGCAAATACTTGGTATCATATCGCTTTGGTCAGACAGGATACTGACCTAACGCTTTATGTTGATGGTACTTCAAAATCAACGATAAATCTTTATGATAATTGTTTTGGATTTAAGCAATTAGAACTAGGAACACATTGGGGAACAAGTGGCGGTGATGACTATAGATTTACTGGTTATATTGACGATTTTCGATTAAGTCGTAAAGCCGTTTACACTGGAAATTTTACTGCTCCTTCAGCAGCGCATTCAACATCTTTTACTTCTACTACTGGCGATGGTGGTCTGGTGTGGATAAAGGCTAGAAATAAAACCGATGGTCACGCTCTTATAGATACAGTTAGAGGCGCTGATTATGAATTAATTCCTAATGATAGTGGTGCATCAGGTTCAGCTACTCAAAAAAATTATAGCTTTAATGGCAACGGCTTACAAATGTATACGGCTGACGGTCAGGTTAATAATAGTAGCTATCAACATGTGGCTTGGAGCTTTTTAAAAAAAGAAAAGTTCATGGACATAATTAGCTACTCTGGGAACGGTGGATCAAGCGCAAACGAGCAAGCAGTCTCACATAATTTGGGCGTCAAACCAGCCCTAGTTATCATAAAACGCACAGACGCAAGTGGCGATTGGTGGGTCTTAACTGATAAGATAGACGGCTCAAACGATTACGGTAAATTAAACGAGCAAAATGCATTTGCAAATACATCAAACAATCCCCCTAGCTCCACAGCGTTTAACGTTGGTGGTGTTTTAAATACAAACGGTGGATCATATATTGCATATTTATTTGCACATAATTTTTCCGCTACTGACGATACTCAAACGTCTTTGGTAGGCAAAACTTTTACTGACGAAAATTCTAACATTGATAGCAGTTATCCATTATCTAAAATCAATGACGGAACGATAGATAGCAATAATACTAACATGGCTTATACAAGCGGTGTTCTTGATGTGTCTTGGGATATGGGTTCGGCTACAGTCGTTAATACATATTATATTGCGCCACAATCCTTGTCAGGAACTGTATATAATCCTGTTCAAGGCTTTACTGCTTATGGGTCAAATGACAATTCTAATTGGACGTCTATCCAAACAGTAACTGGACTGACAAACACCGATTATTATGCTGGAAAATACAGTAGATTTAAATTTACTAACACAACTGCTTATAGATACTATAGGCTAGAGACAAACCACAGTGGTGCTTCTATAAGTGAATTGAATGTCGGAGTAGCTCCAAGCACAGCTGACTTGCAAAGCGGTTTCGGTGAAAATGGCGATACGCCAATGATTAAGGTTGGCTGGTATCAAGGTGGTGGTTCATCGGGCGATAGTCAGCAAATTGACATTGGTATGAAACCACAATGGTTGCTTATTAAGAATGTTTATAATACTACGGATTGGCACATTTTTGATATGATGCGAGTATGGCGAAAACCAACTGCTCAGTCTGGGGATAGCTTCACTATCAAAGCAAATTCAAATGTCTCTGAGGTTGGCGTCGCAAGGATATATCCAACGTCTGAGGGCTTTGGATTTGAGCAAGAAACAAATACCCAAGTAAATGCTGGCGGTGAAAATAATCGTTTTTTATATATGGCGATACGTTTTCCAATGAAGCAACCAACCTCTAGCCGCGAAGTTTTTTCTATAAGTAATCTAAAAGGTTATGAGCCGTTTTTTAGTGCTAATCATAAGGTTGATATGGGATTAGTTAAATCTGCTGGAAGTTCTAATAATTGGTTTAATTACGCTAGAATATTTGGTGAAAAATATTTGCCTTTAAATGCAGATAGTCCAGAGGGCAACGCTACTGAGGCTGGATTTGACTTCATGCACGGTCATATTGATCAAAATTGGGGTGGCACAAACACATATAGTTGGATGTGGAAGGCGGCTGAAGGTTTCTTTAATGAGATTTCATGGACTGGATCAGGCGCAGTAAGAACGCTAAAACATCACTTAAATAAAACGCCAGAAATGATTTGGGTTCGTGGAAGAAGTTTAACAGAAGATTGGACCTGTTACTTTGCAGCTTTAGGAAATCAAAAATATTTACAAATAAACGGAACAGGAGCCGCTGGAGCTAGCGGAACTGGCGTTGGTCAAGCTAATCTTTGGAACAATACAACGCCAACTAGCACGGTGTTTACCGTTGGCACTCACGGCAGAGTAAATACTAGCGGTGAAAAATATGTGGCGTATGCTTTTACAAGTTTGGATGGCGTTGCAAAATGTGGTTCTTACACTGGAACAGGAAGCACAATTAACGTTGATTGTGGGTTTTCTAATGGTGCAAAATACGTGTTTATACGTAATGCTTACGCTACAGGAAATTGGCTAACTTGGGACAGTAGTAGGGGGATTAGTACGTCAAACAACGATCCATATTTAACCTTCAATTCTACTGATCAACAATATACAGACGCTGGCTCGAGAGACATCGGCCCTTATAGTTCGGGCTTTAGCGTAACAGGCACTGATAGCGATATAAATACAAATGGCAACACATATGTTTTCTACGCAATTGCAGAGCCGTAAACTGATACGAAAGGAATGATAAATGGCTGAATTTAGAGAGCGAACAACAGGAGAAGTTAAATCAAAAGAACATTGGAAAGCCGCTTTTCCAAATATGGCTTTACCAAGCGTTTGGGGAAGTAATGTATTTGACGCGATGAATATAGACCCAGTTTTGCCAAGTCCACCAGCTACCACAACACAATATCAAGTGAGTGTTACTGACGGTGTAGTGCAAGACGCCAACGGCAATTGGGTTTACAATAATGTTGCAAGAGACATGTTTTCTGACGATGATGAGCTAGGCACTAAAGCAGAGCAAGAGGCAGCATATCAAGCAAATCAAGACGCTAATACTGCGGCGGCTCACAGAGAAACACGAAATAAATTGCTAGCCGATAGCGATTGGACACAAATGAATGACAGCCCACTTAGCAACGAGGATAAAACGGCTTGGGCTACCTATAGAAATGAACTGAGAAATTTACCAGATGATGATGCTTGGCCGAATTTGTCGGATGAGGACTGGCCAGTTTCCCCATAAGGAGTAAGCTAAATGCTTGGCTTCAGCCCATTAGCATCAGCACCATTAGCCGATGAAATTGGCGTACAAGAATATCAAATTGCTGCTAATGCTGGTAGTTTTGCATTAACAGGTCAAGCTGTATCGCTTACAGTTACCAAAGCGGCTGACGTTGGTAGTTTTGCTTTAACAGGTCAAGATGTTGATTTTGTATCAGTTCGCCCACTTACTGCTGATAATGGATCATTTACCTTTAGTGGCCAAGCTGCTGATTTTAGCAAGGGTTTTACACTAACTGCCAATCATGGTAGCTACATTGTAACGGAGCAAGATTCATCTAGACAGATAAATATTCTTGCTGACAGTGGCTCGTTTACCGTTAGCGGTCAGGCAAGCGGCATTAATAATCCCTTCCCTGTTAACCAAACAACTTATACGCTTACTGGGCAGACTTCTGTATTTTCCGTTACAATATTCCTTGGACGTGGTGATCTTGCCACTACAACTCAAGCTGCAAATTTTAATATTGCGAAGCCAAAAGACTCTGGCTCATTTTCCATTACGGGTCAGGATGCTGCTTTATTGCCGACTAAAAACCTTGAAGGTGGATCGGTATCGTATTCACTTACAGGTCAAGATGCAGATTTTAAGGTCAATAATGTTCTTTCAGCAGATCATGGGGCTTTTAGCTTATCATTCCCTGATACTGATGTTGACACATCTTTAACAGTCGGAAGTGGATCATTTGCGCTCACTGGGCAAGCAGCGAATTTAAAAGTAAATGAATTACTGAGCGCTGATGCTGGGTCATTTACACTTACTGGGCAAGATAACAATTTTGACTTAGCCGAAGGTATTTTTGGTGATGTAGGGTCTTTTGTGCTTGGGGGTGAAGATGCGGCTCTTAAAGTTACAAATAGACTTCAAGCTGACATTGGGTCATTCTCAGTAACAGGCCAGTCTAACGCATTTATTGAAACACAACTTCTTTTAGCAGAAGTGGGTACATTCACTTTAACTACTGAAGATGCAATACTAGATCCAAATATAAGTATTTCTCCGCAACCGGGTTTATTTACATTAACTGGTTTTGCAGCAGGTATAGCTAATACAATAGATGTAGCGCCCAATGCGTTTACTCTGACAGGTCAGGATGCAACACTAAGCGCTGGTAGAGCAAGGCGTTTTGAATTTGCTGGTGTTGCAAATGCTGCACAACTATCGCAAGATGAGCCAAATAGTGTTATACTAGTCCAAGAAATAAATGAGGCTGCATAATGAGTTTTCATATAAAGCAAAATGATACTACTCCGTCAATAAGGGCTGCACTTAAAAACGGTGATGGCGATGCTGTAGATTTAACTAATGCAACTTGTCGATTTCATATGAGAGCTATTGGAGCTTCATCTGTAACTGTTGATGCAGCAGCGCAGATTGTCACCGAGGCTACTGGTATAGTGCAATATAATTGGGTTGCGGCTGATACGGATACAGTGGGTTCATATCAAGCTGAATTTGAGGTAACATATCCCGATACTACAATAGAAACATTTCCTAATAATGGATATATTAGGGTAGAAATTACGGATGATATTACATGAGTAAACCGACATTAGCATCATTAGACAAGCGAGTAGTAAAAGTGGAAACGCAATTAGAGGAACGTTGGAAAGAAACCATAACCCGAATCAAAAGATTAGAAATGGTGATTGTCGGTTCTGCTGGCGCTATGATTATCATGTTGGTTTCTATTCTGACTAGGATGTAATGATCGATCCTATAAGCTGTGTCGGACTCGCCACTGGCGCTTTTAAGGCTATCAAGGCAACCGTTTCGGCAGGAAGGGATCTAGCCGATTGCGCCACCCAGCTTAATGAGTGGGGCAAAGCAATCAGTGATTTCTCTAATATTGAGCAAAGAGAAGTAACAAACCCGCCTTGGTGGAAAAAGACGTTTAAAGGTTCAGATGAAGAAACGGCTCTAGAGATATTTGCACAAAAGAAGAAAATGGAATCCATGAGAGAGGAGTTGCGCGAATTAATCACTTGGCATTATGGGAGAAGCGGCTGGGCCGAACTAGTGGAGACTGAGGCGATGATCCGTAAAAGACGCAAAGATGAGCTATACAGAAAGCAACAACAGATGGATGCGATAATAAATTTTATTATTGGGAGTGTGCTTTTTGCTATTAGTGGCGGTCTTTTACTTCTTTTCTTTTACTTTTGGGGCAAACATCAAGGACGCTGGTAATGTGGGTATTACTTTGGTTGCAGTTAGTCAGCGGTGAGTTCAGCCATTTCCATGTAGGCACTTATTCAAATGAAGAAGCTTGCAAGGCTGAGAAAGCGGAAGCTAAAGTATTGGTAACTAATACTAGCAGTAAGGTGGTGTGTATTAAGATAGAGCGGTGATATTGGTAGAAAGACGTGGAAAATACATAGTCTATGACAAAGACGGAAAAGTTGTTATAATTACCAAAGACAAGAGAGTGGCGATAACTCATGCGAGGTCATTGAAATGAATGAATTAATACCAGACAAAAAGGCTTACCAGCTTAATAAAAGAATTATGGCTTACATAGCTATGGCTATGATGGCTGTAGTAACAATAGCAACTGTTATTTGGCCTAGCGAAATGGCAGAAGCAGATAGTGTACTGATGGCACAATACATTGCGCTTAGTGGTCTTGTTGGCGCTTACTTTGGCTTCAGTGCAAAATCAAACAGCAGTATTAAAACAGAGGCTAAATCGTAATGTTACAAGCACTTATTGGGCCAGTTGCAGAATTGGCTGGCGGTTGGCTTAACGCTAAAACTCAAGCTCAAGCTGCGAATGCAAAACTAAAGCTAACAGAGGCAGAAGCGAAAGCGAAAATAATGCTCTCAAAAGAGACGTCTATAAACGACTGGGAGAGGATTATGGCAGAAAGCACAAAGAACTCTTGGAAGGACGAATTTATAACTATTGTTGTAATGATCCCAGTTATCTTATGTTTTGTGCCGGGTTTAGAGAACGTAGTTAAAAATGGCTTTGACCGTCTCTCTGAATTGCCAGAGTGGTACACATGGCTCGTTTTCGCTGTATGCAGCGCAGCCATAGGAATAAGGGGAACAAAGCAGTTTATGGGGAGAAAGTAGATGGAGATGTGGCAGTGGATAATGCTGTTTTCGGCAGTTAGCTTAAATACATTGGTCAACTGTTTACGGCTATACTTGGAGAGCAAAAGGTGAGTGATCTTAAAATACCAGTAGCACTTGTTTTTGCTATGGCTGTGCAGTTAGTAGCCTTAGTTTGGTATATTAGTGGGCTAGTGCATGACATAGAACATTTAAAACAAACTGTTTCCACGCAGCAAGAATTTATAGAGCTTATTGATGAAGATGTTGACCATTTGTGGGCATTCTGCACATTTACAGAAAATCGATGGGCAGAGGCTTATAGCGCTGACATGGTTTATCAGCGCATGTGTGGCACTAAAGAGTTAGTGAGTGAGTAGGCATAGCTATCGGCGCAGTGTTAGAAATTTAGATGATATGCAAAGATTTCAAGTAGCACATATTACGTTTGAGGTTGATGAGAAGGAACAAACATTTGCGCTTATACCCGGTGAGGCATTTAGCGCCAAAGATAGAAAGCCATTATTCTCTGGTATAATTACTGAAGAAATGGGAACACAGTTAAGAGTTCTTGGAAGCGAAATAGAAGAAATAGCATTGCGAGGTCAAAATGAGTGAAGCATTGAAGGTACTCCAGCAACGATGTGGCTGTCAGGCAGACGGATCATTTGGGCCAAACACGGCTAGAGCTATTGTGCAGCATTTTGATCTATCGCCAGAAGAAGGTGCACACTTGTTAGGTCAGGTTGTGCATGAAAGCGGTTCATTTAAATATGTCAAAGAAAACTTAAACTACTCCGTTGAAGCTATGATGAAGGTCTGGCCTAGCCGATTTCCTACGGAAGAAAGTGCAGAGCCGTATTCACGAAATCCAAAAGCATTAGCGGAGAAGGTTTACACTGGCAGAATGGGTAACGAAACTCCTTCTATGGCCAGTTTATACATTGGCCGAGGTTTTATACAATTAACTGGGTATAATAATATCAGGTCATTTGCTGCTGACATGGGCAAGCCAGAAGTTATAAATGACCCATCCTTGTTAGAGAAAGAATATGCTTTCGATACCGCCATTTGGTTCTTCAATAGCAATGGCTTGTTTAAGCTTGCTAGAGAGGGCGTAACCGACGAGATAATTAAGAAGATCACCAAGCGAGTGAATGGTGGCTACACTGGCTTGGATCATCGGAACAAAGAGACTAAAAAAATCTATCAATGGCTTACATAGTCTCTTTTATTGTCAAACCAATACGCATTGCTATCTGAGGAACAATTGCGTTACCTAGTCCTTTAAGTCTGTCCACCCTTCGGGGTATCCCATTAGCCACTCTACCCACTCTGGGTTCAGACTTCCAGAACTCTCCGACTCTGACCTCTTTGCCACCACGCCCAACTGAGTGTTCTGTCTCTCGTTGCGATACAAGTTCATGTTGTCTCCGCTGTCCTTGTAATCCCTTGCTGTTGGCGTTGGCCACATTTTCCGATCTTCCATTACTGCTTGTGCTGTCAAAGAGATCGTGTTGCGTCTGAACTCTGCCGGGTAAGCTCCTTCCTGACTGATATGTGCTGTCCGTGTCGGCCACATCTTTACGCGATCCGCTAGATTTAGACTGTGACTGCTTTTCTTGTCCTTGCTTAACCTTCTGCCTGATGCTGTCAGTTCTGCGTCTGGATGCTCTATCTCCTGAGTTGTCGGTGTCGGCCACATTTCTACAGATAATCCAGAGTCTGTCTCGTCTGTGTGGTGCGTCAACGGCACAAGCTGGAACAATGAACGCCCTTGCTGCGTAGCTTTCCCCTTCCAAGTCAGAAAGCACTTCGTCGAGACCCATAGAGACGTGCCCATAAACATTCTCGAAAACGCAGAAAGAGGGTCTTTTTCTTTGAATAATGGAAAATATGTACGGCCAGATATGTCTGTCATCTTCTGTGCCTCTGCGCTCCCCGGCAAGTGAGAAGGGCTGACAGGGGTATCCTGCGGTGAGGATGTCGCAGTCTGGAACAAGTCCATCTGGGTCATTAGCTAACTCCTTTACATCGTCTGCAATTGGCACGTCTGGCCAATGCTTTGCTAATATCTGTCTACTCCACAACTCTATGTCGCAGAATAAAACTGGTTTACTTAGTTTAGCCCATTCAAAGCCTAGCGCAAAGCCGCCAATACCAGAGCATAAATCTACGTGTCTTAAGGTCATGGTCTTGGCATAGGCTTCAGAAGCTCATTAGAAGCCACCTGAGTGCCTTTGCAGTAAATATGCACTTTGTCCTGATAAGGTATCATTATGTCGTACATAGCCGCCTTAGAATGGCTGCAAGCGTCATATGATGGGAATAATATATTGTGAGTAACTTGCTCACCTTGTACAAAGTAACTTAATACCATGAAGGTAAAGTATTTAATCATTGTAATCCTCTCGTTGAATAATTATTATTTTATTGGGGCAGGTTTCACTTACATAATAAATGATTGCGTTCTTCCTTTCGCACTGCCCCACGATTAATCTTTTGCTGCTATAAAACTAGACGGTCTATGTAAGTTGCGCTTTTCGCGTTGATCTTCACGCTCTTTCTCACGCATGGCTTCCCATTTCTCTCGGTAAGCATCTTCATACAAAATGCGGAAACTTTCTTTGTCATCAGTCATAAATTATAACCTTCCTCTCGTCTTGCCTTGACAAACTTCTTGAGCCTCTCTTTCGCATAAAAATACTCAATCTCCGCATTCTTTTGGCGGTGTGAACTGCACCAGTCAGTCATCTTTCTGTCTAACTCATTTCTTAGCATTACGAGTTCTGCTTCTAAATGCGGTGGTAACTTGTTTGCCATGAGGCTCTCCATGCTTCTAATAATGCTATCATTAATATAGCACTTTACAGAAGTCAATTATTATTATATCAGAAAGATATCAAAAAGGAGAGACAGATGGAACTACATCCGTTATTAATACGAATAGACCCAAATATTTTTGCTGGGATGAAGGCATTAAAGCCGAAGAAACGAATGTCGATTGCTGCAATGGCAGAAGAGGCTTTTCGTGATTATCTGGATAAAGAGGGTATGCAACTAAAACAGGTAAAGGTTGATGTCGAGTAGAGCTAAAGGGGCTAGATGGGAGCGAGATTTAGCCAAGCAACTATATTTAGAGCTTGGTATAACTTTCAGCAGAAACCTAGAGCAATATAGGACTGCTGAAGGTGGTGATCTTATTCCCGACAACGAGCAATTTCCTTTTAGTATAGAAGCAAAGCATTACGCAAAAGGTAGGGGATGTAAGAAAGAGTGGTGGAGACAATCTGAAAAAGCCGCCATGCTTGCATATAAAATGCCATGCGTAATTTACAAATACGATAGATATGAACCCAGAGCCGTTATTTCGCTTGAGCCTATAGCGAAGATGTACGGCACAGAGGATGATGGAGATCAGCTAATTGATATTTCCATTGAGGGGTTCTGCTACATCTGTAGGGAGCTAATGAATGCATAAAATTATTAAAGATATGTCAAACGATGAGTATCATTCTAGTGATGCAATAAGTTCGTCTGATGTAAAAGCCGTAATAACCAAATCAGTATGGCATTGGCATAATGCAGTACACACTGAGACACCAGCAATGGCTCTTGGAACAGCAGTTCACGACATTTGCCTTGAGGGTGGCATGAACACAATGCGAGGGCCAAGCAGAAGAGGCACAAACGCTTGGAAGGAAGCAGAGGAAGCTGCCTTATCAACAGGCGCAAAGCTTTTGCCTGAGAAAGAATATGATAAAGCAAACGATATTGCAGAAGCACTGTTGCAAGATGAGGTTTGCGCCAAGCAGTTAGACAAAAAAGGATCGCTGAAAGAACACAGTCTTTTTGCAGAATGTAAGCACACCGGGCTTCAATTGCGATGCAGGCCAGACTGTTATGATCCTAAACTTGGCGTCATGTCAGATATTAAAACAACTGTAGATGCAAGCCCAAAAGGATTTAACAGACAGTGCTATCTGTATCGGTATGACGTGCAAGCTTGCTTTTATAAATATGTCGCTGAGTTATGTGGCTGGAAGGTAAATTACTTTGCTTTTCTTGCCGTAGAAAATACAGCGCCATA